CATTTCTCTAATCCTCCTGCTCTTGGCCAGAATAAAGGGTCTAACAGTGTGGAAGAAGGCATACAGAAAATGCTTGTTGCAATGGAAGAAGGCCGTTTTAAAATCTTCAGTACACTTAGTAATCTTCTCAGCGAGTATCGTCAGTATCACCGGTCGGATGGCAAGATTGTGGCGATGCGCGACGACTCGATGAGTGCGATGAGATACTGTTATCAGAGCAGGAGATTCGGTATTGCCGGAGCAGACGACACATGGACATGGAACGCAGATGATGAACTTAAATACCCGGAGTATGGATTCGTATGAAAACCTGTAGGGAATGTGGCGTGGAACTTTCAGTTGAAACTAACTGGAATAAGTCCATGAAGAAGTATGGCAATTACCAATGTAAGTCATGCCGTAAGGGTTACCGTGAACGGAATAAGGAGTCTCATAAAAAGTATTTAGAAGAGAACAAGGATTCTATACGCGAAACCAGAAAACGGTACGATGAGAAAAATCGTGGTCACCTAACATTCTTGGAGAGGACTAGGAAGGCGAGAGTGAGGAACCAAACTCCTGACATGAATGTTGCCCAATGGGCGGAGATTGACGCGATGTACCTGTACAACCAGATTATGCCGGGGAAGTGGCATGTAGACCATATTGACCCAATAGACAACGGTGGATTACATCACCCTGAAAACTTGCAGATTCTATCTGAACACGATAACTGCTCCAAAGGACACAGAGTATGAGAGATAACCAAGCACCAAAAACAGACGAGGAGTTAATCGCCAGAGTAGAGGGCGAGATTACGGACGCCCTTGGATACAGTGATGTCATCGCTGAACAACGACGCAAGGCAGTCGATTACTATCACGGACTACCATTCGGTAATGAAGTTGACGGCAGGTCTCAGTATGTAGACCGGACCGTGCAGGACACAATTGAGTGGATTAAGCCGTCTCTGATGCGCGTGTTCGCCTCTGGTGATGAACTGGTTCAATTCTCACCCAAAGGTCCTGAAGACGTTGCCATGGCAGAACAGGCAACTGACTATGTAAACTATGTTGTACGCCAAGACAATCCCGGGTGGGAGATTATGTACTCTTGGTTCTCCGATGCCCTTCTACAGAAGAACGGTATCGTTAAGGTGTGGTGGAACGAGTATGAGGAAGTTGAGAGAGAGGAATACCGCAACCTAACGGATGTGGAACTGGAGGCAGTCGTCTCCAACCCTGATGTTGAGATTATCGAGCATGAGTCCTACGATGAGGGTATGCACGATGTGGTGGTACACCGCGCCTCAAAGAATGGCCGCATCGTTATCGACAACATTCCCCCGTCAGAATTCCTGATTAACCGTGATGCCAAGGACATTGAAGACGCACGGTTCACCTGCCACAGAGTCCGCAAGACACTCTCAGAGTTACGCGAGATGTACCCTGATGAGGACTTGGATGCCGAGAACATAAAGGGTGGGGACATTGCTGCACCCATGTGGAGCACCTCACAGATTGATTACGACACGGAGATGAACTACCCGTGGCAGTTGGAGACGGCGACAGAGGAGTCCCTGAACGAGTATTGGTTGTACGAGTCATTCCTGCGCACTGACTGGGATGGCGATGGCATTGCCGAACTTCGAAAGGTTTGCAGTGTTGGTGACCGAGTTCTCGCGAATGATGCAGTGGACAATGTTCCGTTCATCAGCGTAACTCCGGTTAAGATACCGCACAAGTTCTACGGACTGTCCATTGCAGACCTCGTGATGGACCTGCAGAAGATTAAGTCCACACTGATGCGCAACCTTTTGGATAACGCCTACAACCAGAACTACGGCCGTTACGCTGTACTTGAAGGTCAAGCGAATCTGGACGACCTGCTCACAGCGCGACCCGGCGGGGTAGTCCGGGTGAAGTCACCGAACGCAGTTATGCCTTTGGCGACTCCCGCGCTGGAGCCGTACACCTTTGAGATGCTGAACTACATCGACGGTATCCGTGAGGAACGAGCCGGTGTCAGTAAGTATTCGCAAGGCATGAACGACAAAGCGCTAACCAGCCATACAACGGCTGCAGCGGTTAACGCTGTCATGACCTCTGCCCAATCTAGGGTGGAACTGGTTGCCCGTCAGTTCGCCGAGACAGGAGTTAAAGACCTGATGAAGAGGGTCTACGAGTTACTGGTCAAGAACCAAGACCGCGAACGCACCATCCGTATCCGCAATGAGTGGGTCCCAGTTGACCCGAGTCAATGGGATTCCAGTATGGATGCAGTTGTATCTGTTGCGCTTGGGCACGGTAACAAGGATCAGCAGGTTGCGCAGTTGAACAATGTCCTGAACATGGCTGCCAATGCTAAGGCAAAGGGAGACCCGATGGTGAGTAATGAGAATCTGTTTAACATCTCAGCAGCACTCCTGAAGGCGATGGGATACCAGAACTATGAGGACTTCATCACTGCACCTCAGAACCAGCAGCCGCCTCCACCGTCACCAGAGCAGCAGAAGGCTCAGATGGAGCAGCAAAAGGTTCAGGCAGAGATACAGAACTTGATTGCGGATGCACAGAGGGATCAAGCCAAGGTGATGCTGGATGCGCAGAAGTTTGAACATGCAAAGGGCATAGACCTTGCCGAACTTGAACTGAAGCAAGCAGAACTGCAGGTGGAACTAGAAACCGGAATGAATATAAAGGCAGGATAAATGTCGAATGAACAGCGTGAAACGCACGCAAAGCGTTTACTGGAGGACCAACTCTTTACAGAGTCCTTTGAAATATTGAAGAAGCAGTTAGTGTCAGAGTGGATGCACACCGAGGCACACGAACTAGAGAAGCGAGAATCACTGCACCTGAGTATCAAACTCGTGGACAGACTCTACGCGCACATAGAGAGCGTGTTAGAAACCGGGCAGATAGCCCAATCATTACATAAGCACCCATACATCTGACAGGAGATAAATTATGGAAAATCGTGTAGCAGCAGCAGACATCCCGAATCTACCGGAACCTGCGGAAGCAAACGAAGACGGCAGTATCGCAACTGCCACAGACGCCTTACTGAAAATGTTGGACGCGGAAGACGCAGAACCCAGCACGGAGGAAGAGGCACCCTTAGAAGAAACTGAGGACTCTCAACCGGAGACGGAAGAGGAGTCGGTGGACGAGGAAGAGGTCGAGGAATCTGAATCTGAAGAAGAGGAAGAGGAATACGAACCTGACGATAACCGCGACGCAGAAGGCGACGATACATCTGATGTCTATTCCGTTAAAGTAGACGGAGAGGAGATTGAAGTTAGTCTCGACGAACTGGTCTCAGGTTATTCACGCCAGAGTGACTACACCCGTAAGACACAAGAACTGGCAACGGAGCGTAAAGAACTGGAAGAAGCCTACGCCAAGATGGCGGAGGAGATCGAGCAGAACAATACGATCCGTGAGCAATACATTCAGGCAACTGGACAATTTATTGCAGCAGCCAACGGCAACCTTGATCAGTTCTCAAGGATTGACTGGAGGGCTCTAAAAGAAGATGATCCGATTGAGTATGTGACAAAGCGTGACGAGTTCCGTGAAGCACAGGCCAGAATCCAACATGCGCAACGGTTGCAGCAACAGGCTGCAGAAGAGGCGCAAGAGGAAAGAGGTCGGCTGATGGCGGAGCATGTTGCAAATGAACACAAACTCATGACGGAAGCAATGCCCGAGTGGGGTGACACGGAGAAACGCACGGCACTCGCTGGGCAAATCCGTAGTTATGCTGAAGGTGTTGGTTATCAACCAGAGGAGATTGAAGGTCTTGCAGACCATCGTTCACTTCAGGTTCTAATCAAAGCCATGAAGTATGATGCCCTTGAGGGTGGAGACATCAAGAAAAAGAAGATACGCAATAAACCCAAGTTAGTTAAGTCAGGTACATCCAGAGCAAAGGATGCCGATGACAAAAAGAAACGTAAGGCTCAAGTCAACCGTCTGAAATCTACCGGCAGTTATAAAGACGCTGCCAAACTGATGGAGGACCTTATCTAACTAAGGAGAACTGTTATGGCAGTACCTACTAATACGCGCCTAACGTATGGCGCAGTTGGAATCCGAGAGGACCTATCCAACATCATCTACAATATCGCTCCGGAGGAAACTCCGTTCATGAGTGGTATTGGTCGCAGCACCTGCGACAACACCTACTTTGAGTGGCAGACTGACACTCTCGATGGTGGTAATGACAACCGACAGGTTGAAGGTGATGACGCTTCCGTCATTGCCGTTGATGAGCCGTCTCGCGTAGGAAACTACACGCAGATCAGTTCCAAGGCAGTCCAGAGTTCTGGAACCGCCGAGGCAGTTGACTTTGCCGGACGTAAGTCAACTCAGGCTTATCAGATGGCCAAGCGTGCGAAGGAGTTAAAGTTGGACATGGAAGCCATGTTGCTTGAACTCGCTACCGCACCTTCCGCTGGTACGTCATCGACTGCCCGTGCTACGGGTTCTGTCGGCGCATGGATCACGTCTAACGTCACCGTAGGCACGGTTGTTGCCGAAGATGACATCCGCGATAACATGGAGCAGTGCTGGAAAGCCGGTGCTAAACCATCAGTTATCATGGTTGATGGCGTTATCAAACAGGCTATCTCTGCATTGTCGCAGAGTGTGTCGCAGTTGCAGACGACTGCTAACAACAAGTCACCCGCGTATGTCGTGGCTGCTGTTGACATCTATGTTTCGGATTTCGGAAATCTTCAGATTGTACCGAACCGCCTGATGCCGGCAGAAACCGCGTACCTGCTTGACTATGAGTACTGGGACATCGCTTACCTGCGACCGTTTATGACTCATGATCTTGCTCGCACCGGTGACTCGATCAGCCAGTTACTTGTCGTTGAGTATGGCCTCCGTTCCAAGAACGAAGCCGCCAACGGTAAGATTACGGGCTGGGCACCTGCGCCGTAAGAGGTATTTGGGATGGGGGCTTTCGAGCCCCCTGACCATTTTTATTATGCCAGTTAAAAAAGTCAAGGGCGGATACAAATGGGGACGCAATGGGAAGGTCTTTAAAACCAGAGCCGGTGCGAATCGTCAAGCGAGAGCGGCGTACGCAAACGGATATAAAGGAAAAAGTAAGAAATGAAACTCAAGAAAAAACATTTCGGAACCCAAAAGGTAAAGAAACCAGAGGGTAAGAAGTTGGACCCAGTTAAAGAGTTAAAGAAAGCCTACGCTGAGCCGACCAAGGTCGCACACGTAGGAGGAAAAGGATTTGTCTAATGAAAACAATATTTGACCAAACGGAGCACACCAAAACGGTATATGAAGAATCTGCTGACCAAGTTTCACTCACTACTCACCAAGACGCGCAGCCAATACTTGACCGCAATGCGTACGAACGTAATAACAATATCAATGCCAATGCCAACTCAGTTGTTGGGAGAAAGGTGGCAAGCGTGCCCTTAGTAGTGTGGCAGAACTGGATGAAAGAAACCAATGGTGAGATTCAGAAAGACCCAACACTGCTGGCAAAATATTTAAACGACCCGGATAACGCATTCCTCAGAACACACAACAGCGTGGTATAAATTATGGCCCTATCAACGTACGATGAAATGAAGACCTCTATCGCTAACTGGGCTGATAGGGCAGACCTTGCTCAGTTCATACCTGATTTTATAGCGTTATGTGAGGCTAGGTTCAACCGTGACTTACGCCTAAGGTCTATGGAACAGAAGGAATATGCCAACACTGTTGGCGGTCAGGCGAACTATGCTTTGCCGACAAACTATCTACAGATGCGTGAGTTTCGCTTGAACACAGACCCGACTGTATCAATGCAATATGTCAGCCCAGAAATCTATGAGGCATGGAACTTGGGTCAAGGTGAGCCTAAGTTCTACACCATCATAGCAAACGAAATCAGGATTGGTCCCGTCCCCGGCGGCGTCTATGAAATGGAGATGCTGTTCTGGAGAAAGTTCCCGTCACTGTCTGCCAGCACACCGACAAACTGGATGCTACAGAATTCACCAGACATTTACCTTTATGGTTCACTGATGGAGATGGAGCCGTTCATTCAGAATGACGAACGTACTGCACTCTGGGCAGCAGGGT